TACCGGTTGCGCTGGCGGATGATGACTCGCATCTGTGCGGGCTGTCTGTGCGCGACAGCAGCGGTGCTTACGAGTACCGGGAGCGCTACGTCAACACGGCAGCGGGTGAAAAGGTCTACCACCTGGAAGTGGACGAGCGTCGTCGCGTGTACGTGCGCTTTGGCCAAGATGGCGTGGTGGGTACTCAGCCGATCGATGGGGCCGATATCACCCTGACCGGTTTCTATTCAATGGGCGCAGTTGATTTTGCGGCCGGTGAGCAGCTGGTGTTTGAAGCGATACAGGCGCCGGTTGAGTCTCAGGTCGAAATGAAGATCACGGCCCTGCTTGCGGCAGGTCAGAACCCGCCCACCATGCAAACCTTGCGGGAGCTGGCCCGGTACCCATCCGTCTACAACCACAACGCTGTATTCCTGGGGGAATTTGACTTCCTGGTACGCCGCCACTTCCCGGCCTTGCGCTTCCTGTCTGTTTGGAATGAGCAGGTTGAGGAGTCCGTGCGCGGCATGCATCTGGACAACATCAACGCCCTGTTTGTGGCTTGCCTGTCCGAATCCGGTGCTGAAACCGTGCTGGAAGAAACAGCCACAACCGGCCCGGTCGCGCCGATTGAGTTCACCGAATTGACCGCCACCATGCAGCAGATCAAGGCCAAAATTGAGGCGGCTGACGACAGCTATCGGGTGCGATTCTATTCGGCGATCAAGCGCGAAATTCCGGTGCAAGTGACCGCAACCGTCGCATCTTCCTACGATGAAAGCGTGGTTGTCAGCCAGATCCGAGCGGCCATTCTGGAACGCTTTGGCGAGACAGCACCCCAGTCACGCCGGGGGCACTCGACGCCCTTGTATCAGCAGATTTACCAACTGATTCGTGACAAGGTGCCCGCCTTGAGCGTGGGCCGCGCCGATCTTCGCGTGGCGATTGATGAATCGGCACTTGCCGACCCGCGCCCCGAGCTGTGGCGCTACGTTTCAGAGGCATCTCTACAGGTTGGTGTCACAGCCGGTAATGTCGTAACACCTTACTGGGGGTCCGGTCTGTGAGTCAGTTTGATTTTGAATCGTCCCGGGTGCCGGCAGCGGCACCACTGCGCAACAGTCACACTGTTGGTGATATCGAGCATGAGCTGAAACAGGTCTTTCTGGAGCTGTTCGATGCACTGGGCCAAGACTCATTCGATGCCAATGTGCTGGGCGCTGCGCATCTGGGCTCGTTCGATCTGGTGCGCCGCATGGTCAACCATGACGGGTTGGTTTTGCTGCCAGGTGAGCGAGAAGAAGCGGCAACGCGCTATCTGTACCGCGCCTGGAAGTCGGGCGATGTGCAAAAGCGCGGGCTGCACTTTGTGCGCACCTACTTGCAACTGCTGTTTCCTGGTCAGGCTGAAGTTCGTCAGCTATGGCACCGGAAGGGTGATCCCTACGGCACGTCATTCATCAAGAACGAGCCGCGCGATCCTTACTGGTTTCACTTTCTGGGCGCCAAAGGGCTAAAGCTGGATGCCAGCTGGCGACTGGGGCAGCCGCTTTCGGATATTACGGACAGCCTTGAAGCGTACAGGCCGGATGAAACTGATCTGTTCCTGACGTCGCGCATCGAGATTTTGCTGGGTCTGGAATCAATCGCAGAAGGGCGCAATTCGCTTACGGCGGCAAACCGTCCGGTTACCACGGGCCTGCTTGATGTTATTCGAGCGGTCATACCGGCGCGCTTGGTACCGGTGTTCAGGTTCTGGCTGCGCTTCGTTCTGGGTGTTCAGGTGCGTATGAGCACATTCCTGGCCATGGATAAGCAGTCGCGCATGCGCTATCCGTGGTGCGGTCGAGTGATTACCGCGCAGGATGACGCCTCATGGACGCTGGGCCGCGATGGTGAGCTGGTTACGCTGCCTCAGCCATTGGGTAGCTTCAAACTGGGTGAGCGGCGTGGCGGATTCAGCGCGTGGCGCCTAAAGGCCTGCAGGATTACATCTGAAACTGATCTGGAGGCCGTTTCAGAACAGCCTGTCTTTGATATCGCCAAGTTGGGCACGCCTTGGCTTCGGCTTGACCGCACCTGGCAGCTGGGCAGGCATCAGTCTGTGGCGCTGTCCCAGGCCGAGCTATCAAAGACAATCAATATTGATCAGGAGTACGACAGCGTTACCACATTTGTGGATCAGCACGTTATCTCTGGCCCCGTACATCCTCAAAAGCTTGGCGCATATATCAAAACAGGCCGCTGGCGGCTCAATGGCGACCGGGGCATTGGCAGTCTGCGCACAGGAAGCCAGCTTGGGCGATTCAAGCTTGGCCGTACATCACCGGCTGTCGATTATTACCTGAACTGCACCGTATCCGGAGCGGCCACAGCCGGTCCTGTAATGAGCCTCAGTGGCGACCTTAGGCTTGATGGCGAGTGGCATCTGGCAGAGCGCAAGGCGCAGGGCGCATCAGTTGTCGATCTGATCAAGCGCGTGGAACTTCCACAATCTGTCGAACTGGATACCACGACATTCCACGAAGAAATCGAATTCCGGTACCCGCAAAAGCCTGAGCGACTGGCTCGTATCTGGCCATTGGCGGCGGGTTGGCGTTTGCAGGGGCAAAAGCTTGGCGTTCCGGCGGAACGTAAGGGCTTCCCGCTGCCGCTTCATCAGGATCGGATACTGGTCGAAACCGATATCAGCGCTGAGCTGCAGGGCGAGATCACCCACCGCGCCCCCGTTGCGCTGCCGCCTTCCAACACGCCGCGGCTGGCTAATCGACAGCGAGCTCTCGATGGTCGCTGGCCTGTTGCAGCCTACAGTCGCTTCGGTCGCTTCCGGCTTGACGGTACTGAGCGGCTTCGAACTCGGAAAACAACAACAGCCCGCCCGCTTGGATCGTTCACACTTGCACCTGATGAGTATTCAGGCCGAGGCATTGCTGACAGAGGCGCTGTATTCCGTCGCCCCTTGAACGGCGATTGGTCACTGGGCAGTCCGGCTACGCCTGAATTCACGATAACGATCACACACGTTTGAGGGTGCAGCCATGGCTGAGGCCGTAACACTACTGTCCCACCGGCGACGACTTGCCTCGCAAATGGCAGGTGGCGCGCCGGTGGCGAAAATCGCCTTTATGGCGTTTGGAGATGGCGGGCATGACCCGGCCACCTTCAAAGCTGTGCAGCCGTCCGATGAACAGACCGCGCTGAATCATGAGGTGCTGCGCAAGCCACTGCTTGCCGTTGCCCAAGAGGATGACCTGTCTGTTACCGGTCGCGGCATGCTGGAGCGAGACGAACTGATTGGGGTGCATATCTCAGAAGCGGCGCTCGTTGACGAGCAGGGCAACCTGATCGGCATTAAGAACTTTTCACCCAAGGTGAAAGAGAGCGACGAACGCTACGAAATTTCAATCAAGCTGAGGTACTGATATGGCCCTGCCAAACCCTAAAATCACCCAAATTCCAAACAACGAGCCTGATGCGGTTCCGGCACTTTGGAACGTGCGCTATGACGAGATTGACGAGAACTTCTCAGACCTCGATCAGCGCGCAAACGCAACTGAAAACGAGCTGGATGCATCCCGTGCCGGCAAGGCGTCCCTCGCTGAGCGTTTGACCGAGTTTGACAGCCTGTTGGGTCAGGTTACGCCTGAGTTTCAGGATCATCTGGCATCCACGCTGGCGTTTGCTCTTGATCAGGCGGGTGTTGCCAACCGCAGCGTTCTGGCGCTGAAAGGGCAGTTGCAGCAGGAAGGCCAGATCACGCTGATCAACCGTGGTGTTGTCAGCGGCTGTAGCATTGAGCCATCTACCAATGCGGCACGAAACCTGAACTTCTCCGGCGGCTCTGTCTTCATGCGAGGCCGTCAGTACAGCGCGCCGTCTCAGTTGAACGCAGCATCTGTCCCGCCGAACACAACCGGCGCAGCTGCAGTAGTGCGGGGCTATCTGTATCTGCACCAGGCCAGCGAAACCATGCGCCTGGCGGTGACCGAGATCGGCGATGAGATGCCGGAAGATGCGATCCACATCTACAACATCACCATTCCGAGCAACTCGACCGATACGACTGATCCGAATCTGGCCAGCGTAACCATGACCAGCGTCCGTCGCATGGAGCCGAATTTCCCTCGCTCGCTGAACTCCCCCATTGTTGCGACCGTGGGTATTGAGACCCTGCGCGACACGGATTACCGCCTCGACTTTGACGTGGTGTCATTCAATGGCGGCGTGTGCGACCCGGACCAGATAAAGGCCACCAGTCGAGCCACCAACGGCTTCACCATCGAGCTGCTGAGCGAATGCGACAACGTGGTGTTGCGCTGGCGTGCAAGCAAGCTGAACAACAACTGATTGAGGATATATCGATGCAAATCACACTGAAAGAAGCCGGCCAGCGCGTTGCAAACTTCGCCATCGATGGCGCCCGCATCACCGTTGACGGCCTGTTGATCGACTGCTCTGAGCGTCAGGCGGACGTGCCTGTTGTCGTCGAAGTGCGCAAGCATGCAGGAACCACCGTAGAGGGCGGCAAAGATGGTGCTTACCTGGCGCACATCGTCATCCCGGCGCGCACCTACACCGAAAACGAAGTGCCGGGCGTTGGTGATGAAGAAGAGCCGACCATTGAGCGCATTGCCGATCCGATCAACACCGATGAGATTGCCGTCACCCTGTGGCCGGCTGCATAAACTAACGAAGGACAAGGAATAACCCATGCCTACTATCTACACAAAAGACCCTTTGCGTGCAGCTGTTGAAGGGGCCAGCGGTGGCAAGATCACCGTCCTCTACACTGAAAAAGGTCAGCCGTCACACATGTACGTGATGAGCGCGTTCAACCTGGAAGACGTTAACCCAGATCTGGGTACCGGCGTTGACCCCATGTTCAAGGTTGGTGGCCAGACCAAAACTGAACGATTCCTGGGTGCCTACCCGGGCGTGCTGATGAACGGCGAACTGATTTCACTGCCGGGCATGCCGCCTCAGAACTATATCACCCATGATGCTGCGCTCGATGCAGCCCGCGCAAACGGTGCCGGCTGGGGCTTGATGACTAACAACGACTGGTCCGGCGTGGCGCGCTGGTGTCGCAAAAACGGCTTTGTGCCGCGCGGCAACACCAACTACGGCCGCAGCTCTGATGCCACTTTTGAAACTGGTGTTCGCGATGACGGTCAGCTTCCGGGCGTGGCATCCGGAACTGCTCGCACTCTGTCCGGCTCTGGTCCTGCATCTTGGCGTCACGACGGCACGCATGCCGGTATCTCTGACCTGGTCGGAAACGTTTGGGAGTGGGCACCAGGCCTGCGCCTGATGGATGGTGAAATTCAGGTGATTGCCGATAACAATGCTGCCCTGAGCACCATTGATCTGTCTGCTGCGTCCTCTGAATGGCGCGCCATTGATGGCGAAACCGGTGCATTGGTGATGCCGGGCGCTGCGACTGCCGTGAAAATTGCCGCCTCTGGTACCGCGAACTACACACTGGTTGTGGGATCTGGTGCAGCATTCGAGGGTATGACCAATCCGGGTACCACGCCGGTGTCGGCTGCTGCAATCAAGACGCTCAAGCTGTATGGCATCTACCCGGAAGCGCTCGACCTTGACGGAGATGGCATTTGGCACAATGTGGAAGGCGAGCGCGTCCCGGTTCGCGGCGGCAGTTGGGGCAGCGGCGGCAGGGCTGGTGTGTCCGCTGTGAACCTCAACGACCCGCGTTCGAGCTCGTACGGCGACATCGGCGCGCGTCCCGCTTTTTCGCTTTAATCTTAGCGCTTTGCGCTTTGCTGGGGTGGGCGATAGCCCGCCCCTATGCTTTTCAAACTTGCAGTAAGGGCATCCATTGACCAGAAGCACCAAGGCTACCGCGCCACGTTTCAAACGGCCCAAGACACCTCGCTCAGACGACAATCCAGCCCACGACCATAACGACAAGCTTTACCAGGATCAGCACTTTCTGCCGATCGGGCAAAGTATTGAGCGCATGATTGTTATGGCTGATGAGGCTTTAGAGCAGTTCCCTCGATTGCACAAACCGATACTGGGCAAGCAGATCGAAGGCTCTATTTGGCGTTTACTGGAGCTGGTCACTCGGGCAGGCAGGCGGTATCACAAGAAAACCACGCTCGAAGATGCGGTAATCGAGCTGGATATGCTGCGCAGTAAATTACGTACAGCCTTCAACCGCAAGATCATTACACCCGGACGCTATCAGGCTTGGGCGCGACTCAATAATGAGATCGGCATCGAGCTGGGCGGCTGGTATCGTTCCGAAAAAGGAGCAAGCAAATACAATAACTTAGACAATAAACCTGATGTTACTTAGTAGAAGTTTTGGTACAGTGTTGGCGGGCTTCATGTCAAAGAGGCGCGTCCCGATTCGCGGCGGCAATTGGAACAACGGCGACAGGGCTGGTGTGTCCGCTGTGAACCTCAACAACCCGCGTTCGAACTCGAACAACAACATCGGCGCGCGTCCCGCTCTTGTATCAAAACAGTCAGATCGTGCTGGCTTACGGGCTTGCATGCAGCACTGAACAAAAGGACATGCGGTCCACGGCGAAAGCCGAAATACTCAATAGGCGGGTTAATTCTGGTAGCCGGTGGCGAACGTTTTGCCCGCCGCCAATTATATAAGGCATCCAAGGATGGCAAAGACCTATAACAACCTTTATCCCCTGATTTACGATTTTGATAACCTGTACGCAGCGTATTTAAGAGCGCGAATGGGTAAGCGTAATCGCCGTGAAGTAATGCGCTTTCACCATGATTATGAAGGCAACTTGATTGATATTCAAAATCACCTTATGTGGGGTACATGGAAGACGGGGGTTTATCGGCACTTCACCTTGTTTGAGCCGGTATACCGAATAGGCGCCGCATTTCCATTTCGTGATCGCGTACTGCATCATGCTCTGGTCGATGTTATTGGCCCATGCTTTGAAAGCCGTTTTATAAAAGATACCTATGCCTGCATTCAGGGCCGTGGCACTCATGCAGGTGCAGACCGTGCGCAATCCATGCTGCGTCAGGTGCAGCGCGTGCATGGTCAGGTGTATGTGTTCAAGGGTGATATATCCGGCTACTTCTACAATATCAATCACGCGATTTTAAAGCGCATCATACGAAAGCGTATAGCGTGCAAGAAAACGCTTGAACTGATCGATGAAATAATCGATTCCAGTACCGATCCAAACGACCCCAATCCAAAAGGAATCCCGCTTGGAAACTTAACCAGTCAGTTGTTTGCAAATATATACCTTGCCGAGCTTGATAACTACGTTAAGCATACGTTGCGAGAAAAGCATTATGTTCGCTATATGGATGATTTCTGTATTATCCACCACGACAAAAAACACCTTCATGATTTGAGGGAAAAGATTGAAGCGTTCGTGGGCGAAAAACTGGCGCTGAAAACCAACCGCAAAACCCAGATATTCCCGGTCGCCACCACTAATGGCCGGGCGCTGGATTTTCTCGGGTATCGCATGTGGACCACGCATCGCCGGTTACGCAAAGACTCGATCAGGCGCATCTGCCGAAGCTTAAAGCGATTACAGCGGGAGTATGCAGCAGGTGATATTGGCCTGGGCGACGTGCGTCCGGTGGTGCATAGCTGGCTTGCGCACGCGGCCCACGCTGACACCTGCGGCCTGCAGCGGAAAATACTATCCGCCTTCCCCTTTGTGCGCGGCGAAAATGCCAGCACCGATGATGAGGAGACTGACCATGACCGTACCCCGCCGCCAAGTGATTGCTATCGCGATTGGCCTGATAGTGATCCCGACCTGCGCCGTGATGCTGTCGGCCTGCACTGGCCTGCAGCCTGAGCCGTTCAGAACCGGTGTAGAGGTTGCGCCGCCCTATGGCTGTATTGATTACCGCGCACGGGGTGGCCAGTGTTAATGGTCTCGGTTTTGTTGTGGATTGCTACATTCGGTGTGGCAGCTTATTTGGTGCTGAAAGCTTTGGGCGAACAAAGAATAATCAGGGAACGAGGAGTGCGCGATGACTGACCTGAAAAGCACGCTGCAATCGGTACTTGATCTTGCACATAGCCAGCATGAATACGTGCTGGATATAGAGCAGTACGGCAAAAACGAGCACTGGACTGCAAACCTTGTCGGTGATTGCGAAGACTTCGGGCTTTGGTGCCGCGAGCAGCTCAAGCTGCGCGGCATTGCTGCTGATCTGATCTACTGCAAAACGGAGACCGGAGGTGGCCACCTTGTCTTGCATATTGATGGCTGGATTCTCGACAACCGTCACGGCTGGGTGATGAGCAAAGACGACCTGCCGTACACCTGGATCAGCCTGGGGCGGCCAGATGGCACCTGGCTTGCCATCGAGTCAGACTGACCGGAAAAAACCCGCTTCTTGACCCCGGCCACACCGCCACAATGAGCCTGTAACCACTTAACCAGGCAACCCCATGAGCAACCCTGCAGATTGTGACCATCAGGCACGAAACGAAAAGCCGTCGGCACTGGAACGGATCCTGTCCATCATCAAACGCCTTACCATCGAGGTCGACCTGACAGCGACGCGCTTTTCACTGGCGCTTGCTGAGACATTCTGGGCGGTCAGCTTGTTCTGCACCGATAACGCGCTGAGTGCAGACCACTACGCCGCCATGACTCAGGCAATGGGGCAAACATCGTGGGCGGTAGTGTTCACTCTGACCGCGCTGGCCCAATGGACAATCCTGATATCAGGACGATACCACGGGCGCGTTTCCGCCGCATTTGCAGGGTTTAACGCCTTTCTTTGGTGGTACATCATCATCGGACTATTCACCTCGGCAGGTTCGCTGCCGGCCGCAACCGGCAGTGAGCTTTCGCTTGGCTGCGCTGCAGGATGGGTGTTGATACGTACAGGGATCAAGCGTCGCGACATTCAATGGATGGCGCTACAGAAGAAGGGGCGCGACTGTGAGCGAAGCTGAGACTATCAAGGTCCTCATGACAACCGGCGGCGGGGCGGGCGGATTGATCGCGATACTACTGGTACTGCGCAGACTCTGGTCCGACTTTTCGGCCACGCGGGTCTCCACCATTCAGGATGGCGCCCAGGTCAGTGTCATCGAAACCCTGCGCCTTGAGGTTGAGCGTCTATCACAAGCCCAGCAGCGCCTGGAACAGCGCCACAAGGACGATATCGAATCCATCAAGCGAGAACATGCCTCTGAGCGTGAAGAGCTGATGAAGCGAATACACGGCCTTGAGACACGCATTGCTGATCTGCAGGACCGGCACCACGGTGTCAAGAAGGAGGCGCTGGAAGCGTACATGCTGCTGGGTGAGGGTGTCGGCAATCCCCGCGTTATTGAAGAGCTCAAGCAGCGACTGATGGCGATCATTTTGAGTGTGGACGAAGAGGTGAAGGCGTAATGGATGCAATATCTGCGATTTTATCGATTGGCGATGCGGCCATTAAGCGCATCTGGCCGGACCCTGCCCAGCAAGCCGAAGAGCAGCGCAAGCTGACAGAGCTGGCCCAGAAGGGGAGCCTGGCAGAGCTGCAGGCGCACGTACAGCTGATGCTGGCCCAGGTGGAAGTCAACAAGACGGAAGCCCAGCACAAAAGCCTGTTTGTGGCCGGCTGGCGTCCTATGGTGGGATGGGTGGCGGCAATCTCGCTGGCGATGGCGTACATGCCAAAAGCGTTGCTACTGACCGCTATGTGGGCATGGAACTGCTATATCGTATTGGGGGCGGGCGTGCCATTGGAGGGCGATCTGGTGCTGCCTGAGTTCCCGGACCTTGGCTTGACCGATTTGGTCGGGCTGCTGGGGGCGATGCTGGGCATTGGTGCGATGCGCTCGATCGACAAGCGGGCAGGGGTGAGCACGGAGGCGCTTGGGTCGCGGTGAGATTCGCATTCAGGCATGGGCGCTTCGGCGCCTTTTTTTGTGTGAAAAAGCGCGCCATCTCGGGGAAGAATGGCGCGCCAATCAAGGGTTATTTTGACACACGTTTGACACACGTAATTTATTAAAAATATAACCCTTTGATTTTTAAGGCGTAAATCACATTTTTCAGAACTGGTTCATGGTGTTCATGGGGCGACCTGAAAATAACGTTTTTGCTTGTTTTTCAATAAATTAGGCTATGTCTTTCCGTACAGTAGTCGGCCATGATAGGACATAATGTGCCAAATT